CCGATAGGGAACTAAAGGACATTGGCATTAGCCGAGAAGACATTGACCGTATGGTCTGGTTAGAAGAAGATAAAACAATGCGAGGACGTGGCGAATGACTAGGTACACAGCAGAGTTCAGAGGGGGCGACCGTGGCCCTAATGACTGGGAGTGGACCGTTGTTGATGAAGATATTGGTCCGTGTGGAAGCTCTATCACCTTTGGTCTAACTGAAACAGAAGCCAAGTCTTTGGCAAAAGAACTTAATGAGAAAGAGCAAAATGACAAACAATAACCAACTACCAACAGACTATCAGTCATTCATCCACAAGTCACGGTATGCCCGTTGGCTGGAAGAAGAAGGACGCCGTGAGACATGGGGCGAGACCGTATCACGTTACATGGATAACCTCGTTTACCCTAAGATCGGCAAGGACAGCTACACCAAGGGGATCGAACAGGCTATCCTGTCATTGGATGTCATGCCATCTATGAGAGCCTTGATGACAGCTGGCCCTGCTTTGGCACGGGACAACACGGCAGGGTACAACTGTTCATACCTACCCGTAGATGACCTTAAGTCCTTCGATGAGGCTATGTTTATCCTCCTCTGTGGTACTGGTGTCGGGTTCAGTGTCGAGAGACAGTTCATCAGCAAGCTCCCAGAAGTGCCTCAACTCTTCGAGAGTGAGTCGATCATTGTCGTTAAGGACAGCAAGGAAGGCTGGGCTAAGGGGTTCCGTCAATTGATTGCACTCCTTTATAGTGGTGAGATTGCTCAGTGGGATATGTCTAAGGTTCGTCCAGCTGGTGCTAAACTCAAGACCTTTGGTGGACGTGCCTCTGGTCCTGCACCCTTAGTTGATCTGTTTAACTTCACTATCCGTACCTTTAAGGAAGCACAAGGCCGTAAGCTGTCTTCTCTTGAGTGCCACGACATCATGTGCAAGATCGGTGAAGTGGTAGTGGTTGGTGGTGTACGCCGCAGTGCTATGATCTCTCTGTCTAACCTGAGTGATGACCGTATGCGTCATGCTAAGTCAGGAGCATGGTGGGAGAACAACCCCCAACGTGCCTTGGCTAACAACTCTGTATCCTACACGGAGAAACCAGACAGTCTATCCTTCATGCGTGAGTGGATGGCCTTGGTTGAGTCAGGCTCAGGTGAACGTGGTATCTTTAACCGTCAGGCTTCTAAGGTACAGGCAGCTAAGAATGGACGCCGTGATGCTGACTATGACTTTGGGACCAACCCGTGTTCGGAAATCATCTTGCGCCCAAATCAGTTTTGTAACCTAACGGAGTGCGTAGTACGGGCAACAGATAGTATTGAAGACCTAGAGAAGAAGGTTCGTATGGCTACCATCCTTGGTACGATACAATCTTCCTTTACAAAGTTCCCTTATCTCCGTAAGATATGGCAGAAGAACACAGAAGAAGAACGACTACTGGGTGTCTCAATGACAGGGATCATGGACAACCCACTAATGACAACTAAAAACGCAGGATTGGAGAAGACCCTTGAACATCTTAAATGGATTGCAGTCGAAACTAACGCTGAGTGGGCTGGCCGCCTTGGCATTCCTGTTGCTACTGCTATTAGCTGTGTTAAGCCATCGGGAACAGTCAGCCAACTCGTTGACTCAGCCTCTGGGATTCACGCCAGACACAGTGATTACTACATCCGAACCGTCAGAGGAGACAACAAAGACCCCTTGACACAGTTCATGAAGGACCAAGGTATTCCTAACGAGCCAGACGTAATGAAACCAGATGCTACTACAGTGTTTAGTTTCCCTATGAAGGCTCCAGCTGGTGCGGTGACAACCTCAGACATGACAGCCATTGAGCAGCTGGAGATGTGGTTAGCTTATCAACGGTCATGGTGTGAACATAAGCCATCGGTAACAATCAACGTCAAGAATGACGAGTGGTTTGAGGTAGGTGCTTTCGTTTATAAGCACTTCGATGAAATGTCAGGGGTATCCTTCCTACCGTTTAATGAACACACTTACCAACAGGCACCGTATCAAGAGTGTGGTAAGTCAGACTATGAAACTCTTTTGGCTACCATGCCTAAAGCTATTGACTGGTCAAGCCTGTCGGACTATGAACAAGAAGACAACACAGCTGGTAGCCAGACATTAGCTTGCTCTGGGGATAGCTGTGAGATCGTAGACCTAGTTTAACCAAAGCACCTGAGCAAGTGTATAAAAGGCTCGTCCTAATTTAAACCTAAAGGAGACAGCAATGCCCTATTTAAACCTAAAGGAGACAACAATGCCCATCGCAAACAAAGAGTTCAACCCATCAGGATCAAAAGAAGTAGATGACATCAAGGAGACAGCAATGTCATTCACAAACAAAGAGTTCAACCCATCAGGATCAAAAAAAGTAGACGATATCAAAGATGCAGCAGAGTCCTTGGCTCTTGCTATCCAACTACATTGTCCCAATGGCCCTCTGAAAGATAAAGCTATCTTGGACACACAGTCTGCTTCTATGTTTGCAGTCAAGTCACTGTTTATCTAATGTACATAATCATAACCCGTGACCAATGTAATTTCTGTGATGATGCTAAGGCTATGCTACGGGGTAGGGGGCTGGCTTATGTCTCCTACACCATCGGCTCCTCTAGTAGTCGGTGGCTCTTAACATTAATCAGACAAGCAGGTATGACAACAGTACCTCAGATCTTCAACCCACAAGGTGAGCACATAGGTGGCTACACCGAACTAAAGGAACTACTCAATGACAGCAGTACGGAAGAGTTTTAATCGAGCCTTATATGAAGCCTATGATGCACCAGCCCGTGTTGCCTTGGTCTCTTACTTAGAGGCTAAGGGTCATGTCATCGTTAGTAACGAAGAGAACTACAATGTGGATGTTGTATCACAGAAGGACGGGTTCACATACTTCAACGAGGCAGAGGTTAAGACAGCTTGGAAAGACGACTGGCCTCCACACTGGACAGAGATACGTATTCCTGAACGTAAGCAACGTCTCTTAGATAAGCACACAACAAAAGATATGTTCAGTGTCCTTAACTTCTACATCTTCAGACCTGACTTCAAACAGGCATGGCGGATTAAGGATACCCTGCTAACAAGAGAGAGTTTGAAAGAAGCTAAGGGCAGATACATCCAGAAGGGTGAGAAGTTCTTCCACATCCCTTACACTGAAGCGGAGTTAATTAAGCTATGAACAATGTAGAACCCCTTACAAAGCCTTCCAAGACACGGCGTAAAACAAACTACAAGGGGGCTAGTTCTAAGAAAACATCGGGTTTAGTTCCTCGAACAGATAAACAAAAGGAGTTCATTGATGCCTTATCTTCATCGTCTCAAGTATTTGTTCTTGGTCCAGCTGGAACAGGTAAGACTTACGTTACGGCAACGGTGGCATCGGATTTATATACGACTAAAACGATTGATCGAATAGTCATTACTCGTCCTCATGTAGCCGTAGGTAAGGAGCTAGGCTTTCTCAAGGGTGACCTTACAGAGAAGACTATGCCTTGGGCCTTGCCTGTATTAGACGTATTGGAGAAGCACCTTGGTAAAGGAACAGTGGAGACAGGGATTAAGAATGGTAACATTGAGATGGCACCTCTTGCACTTATGCGTGGGCGTAGCTTCGATAATGCCTTCATAATCGTGGACGAGACACAGAACATCACCACTCATGAGTTAAAAATGTTGCTCACACGGGTGGGGGAGGGTTCAACTATCGTTCTTAACGGAGATGTCCAACAGTCCGACCTGAAGGAGGCTGATGGCCTCTCAAAGGTTATACACTTAGCTAAGAAACATATGCTACCTGTACCTATCATTGAGTTTGGTGTAGAGGATATTGTCAGGAGTGACATATGTGCTCAGTGGGTCAAGGTCTTCATGAAAGAGAAGCTATAACAAAAGTAAAGCCCCTTGGATTTCTCCTTGGGGCTTACTCATTTAATAATTTTACTTACCTTTATAGCCTGAGGCTTTTATGGCCTTCCCTTGCTTCTCAGCTTGGGCCTTCGTTGGGTAGCATTTACCAGACTTACCCCATTTCCATCCGCCTTTGCACTTCATCACAGGCATTAGGCACTCTCCCCTACTTTAAAACAATTTGGTTTAGCATAGATACCATTGCTTATGAGGGTAGCAGCCATGTTAACTGCATCCTGCTCACACTCTAAACGTGTGTACCATAGGTTCTTCTCGTTACCCATAACAATACAAGACGAAGCCTCTAAGGTCTGACAAGCCATGACTACAGCTAACCACATTACCACTTCACCTTGTTAGCCCAATAGGCAGCTGACATCTTACCCTTGGCAATGTTCTTAGCATGACGAGCCTTGAAGGCTTTGTTCCTAGCTGTCCCATCAGGACTACCCTTGACACCCTTCTGCCCAAAGCGGATAGTCTTGATCTTGTCACCCTCTTTAGCAACAACAACATGCGATTTAGTCTTATGGCTAGGTGTAGCCTTAGGTTTGTTGAAACCTGATACTCCTGCTCGTTCTAGTCTTGGGTCTTTCTTAGCCATTACTTCATGCCACCCTTCATATCCATGTGGTCTCTCCCAATATACTTAATGTCATTCTCAATAATGGCTACACGTTGTTTGATCTTGTTGATCTCGTTGATGGTCATAGCCATACTCGCAAGTTCGTCCCAGATTTCCTCTAACTCGTTCCATATATACTCAAGTTCCGTTGAGTTATCCAGAACATCACGCTTTAGATTTACATTATCCTCAATAGCCATACGAGAACCTAGCTGACTTACTGTCTCCTCAAGGTTAGCTATTGTAGATGATTGTTGTGACACCCACCACACACCAGCAGCAAGCTGTGCTGCCATTGCTAAGACAAGGGCAATAGGAAGTTTGATGTTGTCCACTAATCAGCACCCCTATTTGATTCCATCATTTCACGAATGGACTTAATGTTCTCATCCATTCGGCCTAATGTTACAGCCTGAGACTGGATGATCGCTGCAAGACTGTTGATCCTAGCCTCATGTCGTCCAATGTCACGAGCATTCAGGTCAATAGCACTAGCTAGGCTAGACACATACCACACCAAGGCACCCGTCTGGAACAGAATGCCAACAAGAAAAGAGATTGATACACTTTTGTCTTTCATTTTACTTAGCAAACCCCGCACCGAAATATAGTCCAACGATAGCTGACACAATGTGTGTGTCCAGCGGTGTGATAACGAACCCTTGTGCTGACTGCCATACAATCTGCTTGTCAGGTCCAAACAGGAAGTTCCAGAAACCCCCTTGTACTTCTGTGTACCCTACAAACACGGGTACTTCTGGATACCACACAGCTACGAGCTTAGGTAGTACGATGATTGCCATTACAGCTGAGAGTGCTATGATCCTTCGTGTCCATGCGAAGTGTTTGTCTTTTGACCCATACTCTCTGGCTGTGTTGGTTGCTCCTATGAGCATTGCTTGTTGTTCCGCTTTGTTCTTGTTGTTCTGACCCCATATGGACATGACACCACCAAGAATAGTAGAGAAAAGCATAGTGATTAATTCTAAAGGAAGTCCGAACATTAGTTACCTCCAGTAGCTCTTGCAATAGCCTCTGCCTTTGTCACCTTACCGTCTTTGTTTACATCCATACCTTTGTTGGCCGCATAAGCCTGTCTGCGACCTTTATACTTATGGTCTTTGGCGTAGACAACATAGTCATCATCTTTTCCTACAGCAGCAGGGAAATGTACAGCCATGTACAGGTCACCAAAGTCCTTCATACGTCCCTTAAATCGTGTTAGATACTTCTCAACGAAGTCCATTTGATCTGATCTGTTTAAGAGAGCTAGATCACGAGAGGTTGTACCGAGGTCTTCAGCAGTAGTGGGCATAAACTGTATTAAACCAACAGCACTAGATGTACCAGAGATTTGGTCAGGAGCAAAGCTACCTGCTGTTTCAAACTGTATAACCCTAAGGAGATCCTCTTGGGTTACACCCACATTATTGGCTACCGTTTCTACCTTTGTTAAGAAATCAGAGTCTGCTGCTACATCTTCTGGTAAATTAACGGCTAGAACTCTGTCCTCTTGTGCTGGTCTAGCCTTAGGCCTTGGTGATGTTACGGGGGCCTCTGGTGTGACAGCAGGTACTACCTCATCTTTGTCCCAGAAGTTAGTTTGAGTAGGTTCTTCATCTGTTGCCTGAGGTAACTGGACAGGAATTACCTCGTCATTATCCCAAAAGTTAGCCATATTAGTTGCCTCGTTTGATTCTAATCGTGGGGTCAGTACCAACACGATAATGAGCACCGATAGGAACCATAGAATAGGCTTCTTCATTTGCTACACTCCAAG